ATGAAAAACTCAGTAGAATTAACTCAAACAAACTTGGCGTCAAAGTCGCATGTGGAATTGGCGCGCAAAGCCGATAGTATGGTGCTGGATTTGGTCAAGCAAAGCCACTCTGTATATCGGCGCGAAATAAACGACTGGCAACAGGCACGCATGACGCGTGAGAGCATCGACAACCCTCGCACGCACATGCTGCAGCGGTTGTATAAAGATGCGATGCTGGACACGCATTTATCTGCCATGGTCGAAAGTCGCATTTTAAGGATCCAAAACAAACGCTGGGTCATCACTGACGAAGCGGGCGTGTCTAATCCCGACAAAACGGATCTGATCACACGCAAGTGGTTTGGCGACGTGGTGCGGTTGGTGATGGAGTCTATTATGTATGAATATTCTTTGATCCATTTGTACAAAGAAGATGGCGAAATTAAAGCCGTGCGCAACGTGCCGCGTGGTCATGTCTTGCCCGAGCCACAGCTGGTGATCAAACATGTGTACGACACCACTGGGCTGGACTATACGGCATTTCCCGACGATCTGTTGTTTGCCAAAATGTATGACGGGCGCGGACTGCTGGAAAAGGCAGCACCTTTGTGTATTTTAAAACGCCACAGCTGGGCGTCTTGGGACGAATTTGAACAAATATTTGGAATGCCTATCCGTATTGCCAAGATCGGCAGCACGTCTGATAAAGTTAAGGACGAAGTGGCTAGTTGGTTGGATCAAATGGGGACTGCCAGCTATGGTGTGTTTCCGCAGTTTGCCGAGATCGACATAAAGGAATCCAACAACCGCGATGCGTTTAATGTCTTTATGAAAAAAATTGAGACCGTAGATGCTCAAAACAGTATTTTGATCAACGGGCAAACGATGACCAGCATGGACGGCAGCAGCTACAGTCAAGCGGAAGTCCACCAAAAAACGCAGGACGAAATAAGCGAAGCGGATTTGAAAAATGTCCTGTACTGGCTCAACGATACGTTGCTGCCTGTGATGCGTCGCATGGGCTATAAAATTGCGGACAACGAACGGATTGGCGTGGAACGTGTAACGGATCCTGTGCAAAAAATAAAGACCGATGCTATTTTGATGCAAAACGGCTACAGGCTGTCGGATGACTATGTGGAGCGCACTTATGGTGTTGAGTTGGACACGACTAATTCCGAACCGCCAAAAAAGGATTAAAGGCACTTGATTTGCTGTACCGATCCACTTGCTGCGACGGTGGGCATTACACATTGAGTGCCGACGACACCCCTCGCATTAGCGCAGCTGTATTGGACGATCTGATCAAAAGTACTTTTGACGGCACCACCTTTGATCGCAAAAAACTACTGCAAGAAACGGCGCAGCTGTTCGACTTAGGCGTGGGTAAAGGGTATGGTAAACAGCTGGCAAAGGTTGGCTTTAATTCACCCGACTGGCGCATGCTGACCGAGCTGCATTATAACGTGGGCGTGTTTGCGGCTTTTAAAAATCACAATAACATACAGGATTTGGTGAAGCTGCTGAAAACCAAGGACGGGACGCTGCGCAACTGGAATGACTTCAAAACGGAAGCGCGCAAGCTCAATGCGACATACAACCAGCGATGGCTCAAAACAGAATACGACCAAGCTGTGACCAGCGCACGTGCGGCACGCAAGTGGCAAGATATTGAACGCACCAAGTCCATATATCCTAATTTGGAATATCGTGCGATAGGCGATGACAGGACGCGTCAGCTGCACCGCAATTGGCACGGCATGATCTTGCCTGTGGGGCATACTTTTTGGAATACGCACTACCCACCCAACGATTATGGCTGTCGCTGTACGGTACGCCGAACAGACAGGGCTGTGGACGAAAAGGGTTACGATAGCAAAAACATGCCCGACCTGTCGCCGCAATGGAACCAAAATGTGGGCAAAACGGGCAAGGTGTTTGACAGCGACCATCCGTATTTTAAAACACAAGGCTTCAAAGACGTTGCTAAATTTGCCAATAAGGCGTTGCTTGGCATGCAGGCTGTAAACATTCGGCAGCACTTGCGCGCCACTGCGATTGGCAAGACATATACAAGTCCAGCAGGCAAGGTTGGTGTGACAGGCGGATCAATTAAAAAACTACTACGAAATAACTACCACAGCAATTCACTTTTGTGGGATCTCAAAGGTTTGTTAAAAAATGCGGTGTTGGTGAAGTCTGCTGCCAATACCAAAGCTGCCAACACCATGGTGGTGCGCTACCATTACTTAAAAGCAAGGGCTGGCGATGGTAAAGAGTATTACTTGAATGTTCGGGAGTTGAAAACGGGTGAGCTGATCCTGTATGCCATTACCTATGGCATGAAATAACAACGCCAGCCCATTTACGCGGAATCGAGCTGTCCACGGCTGTTGCTGACGTTGTTGGTGCAAATATACACATTTTTTTTAACTACAATTTAACCCATATTACTGCACCCTGTGGATGTTTGTAAGGTATAGGGTTATCATAACGTTTGGCATCCGATAATATCCAAGGGTATTTCCACTTTTTAAGCAAGTTGGGATCTTCAATTTTATGCTTATTAAAATATTTGTCGTTTGCCTTTATAGGTGCTAAGCAACCCATTAAATTAGCTTCGCCAACTATCACCCCGCTACTAGCTTCGATCAATCCTATTTTACCAGTTACTTTCGTTTTAGCACTTCTCATTTCCCAAGTCTTACCCTCATCAAATATTTTGTCGAGCCAACTTTTTTGTATTATTAATCCTTTTTCAATCATAGGTAATAAACAGCTTTAAACCGCATAACTGGCTTCTTCATTAAGGATGGCAACGACTGTGCGTGGGCTGATGTAAAATTCATCAGAGAGCTCTTGGAGGATGGCATCGTATCGCCACTGTGGGTGTTTGGCGGTCAACTCATTGAACCGCTGTTTGATGCGGGAGTTTCGTTTTTGGATCAATTTTTTAGAACGTGCCATGTAGCAAAGTTAAAAAGTGTTTTAGTGTTTTGCAAGGCGAATTTTAACGACACAATTATTGAATTAAACTCTGCTGTAGTAGCCAAAGGGCATCATCATGCATGGCGTCGTTGCCACTCATTTTGTAAAAGCCATAATCAGGTTTAACATCACCATTGACAATGGTATTGGCGAAAACAGGAAATGTGAGGTCTTTGGATTGAAATACAGACAGATCTAAGGAGTCACGGTAGGCAAAAAAATAGCTTGTGGTGGTTGGGTTTGCCCAACGGTGGACATACTGTTCAATATCTTGGCGGGTGGCAATGTTATTGTATTGGATCACCCAGTACCACGCATTTTGGTGTTTGAAGCTTGTTGCCTCGGTTATGGTGGGTGTTGGCGTGGGTTCTGTGTTTGGGTTCACGAGGTTTGCAATAACAACTACAACAATAACAGCAGCTGCGATCAGTATACTTTTTTTCATGATATAAATTTAGGGTTGTTCAAATATAGTAAAATCAACGAATATTATCTATTTAGAAAATTTCTCCATTCATCTTTGACCTTATAAAGTACAAATAACCCAATAATGAGCATGATTGCAATCTCTAAAATATCGCTAATTGGTACATTAGTATCTATAAAATAAACAGCGAGTATGATGCCATAAAAAGCACAGATCACTAATATTGGAATTATTTGCTTAAATTGTTTCATAATTAATTTTAGGCATCTAAAAATAGTAAAATTAATAATAACCCTCAAATCATAAAATCATGGAAGAATTTCATCAATCAGTTAAAGCAACTTTATACGAAAGAGCAAAAAAACCATTTACAGGCACCTTTATTTTGGCATGGATTGCTTGTAACTGGAAACTATTGGTCGCTATCTTATTTATCAATGAAAAATACTTAAGTGGCACACGAATTGACTATATAGAAAGTCTTGATCTTTTGAAGTCCACAAATTTAGTTTGGGAACCATTAGGAGTAACCGTAGCTGCTATAGTACTTTTTGGCATATTGAACATACTCGCCTCTTTGCTTACGCTTCAATTTAAAAACTTTCAATTTACACATATAGACAAGCGAACCAACATAGATGCAGCTAGTTATGGGGAATTGTTGGATGAGTTAAAAAGCATCAAGGAAAAATGGGCAAAAGAGATTGAAACACTTAAGTTAAGTAGAGAGAGTTTGATGAAGTCTAATTCTGAATATATTAATAATTACAACATATTACTTAAAGAAGCGAATGAACTTAAGGAGGGTTTAAAAAGAATTGAACCGCAATCAGAAGATCTGTTGACACAATCAAATATATATAAAGAAGCTTTGAAGAAGGCTTCTGAATTATTAGATAGGTATAAAGAAGACCATGGATCTGTCAAAAGACCAAGGAAACTTTTCAAGAACATGAATAAAATAGAGAAAAGTAAGACTTTAGAAGAAATAATACTCGGTATTAATAAAGCATACGATCGTTTTACAGAGTAATTCTCAACTTTCTTTGCTGTGCAGGTTTACTTGTCTTTTTTAATAAAGACGGTTGGTGTCATATCTAGCCAAACAGGCGGCTGTGTTTTTCCACTTAACACACCGAGCCATAATTTGCCATGAAACAAAAATTTTAGCCTTTGCCAAAAGGATGCTGTCCACAAAGAAATACATTCGCCTCTTTGGGATTGGTGGATAAATAAACTGCCACATTCTTCATCAGTCATTTCTGCAGGTTTTTTTAATTCGATTGTCGCTTCTTTAAAGTGTTTTGGTGTCATCTGTTTTTTGTTTTTATGATTGTTAATTATTTATTATTGCATTAAAACGCTCCATAACAGTCGATATGCCGTAACTTCACTTTGTTCGCTCCGCATATCTTAGTGTTGGCAGTAATATTGCTTTAACCACCTATACTACTACCTATTATACTCATTACAAGCACAGACCATAGTAATTCACTTTTTGTCATTTCACTTACAAGTTTGTCTGTGTCTGTAAAAACCTCTTTTACTTCCGAACATCCAGTTAATAACGATAACAGCAAAACTACTGCCAACACTATATATAAATAATGCTTTCTTTTCAGTTTAAAATATTTCATTTGTTTGTATTTATTAAGTTATTGTTTATTCAAAAATCACAGCGTATCAAACGCACTATTCATATATTTTAACGTTAGTGGTAATGTTACAATTATTCTACGCCATTTTTTGATTAAGATCACCTGTGATGTTGACTAATTGTCTAAGCTCATATTCAGTGAATGAATGATGGAAATTTTCCAAAACCGTGCGGATGATTTTCTCTAAAAAATACGCCTTGTAATAATCTAATGTGAGGCTAGTTTTCGTTTTGCCATTAAACTGCAGTGTGAGCTGCTTTTTGATGAACTTTTCCGCCAAGTGATTGCTGATGGACACCAGCACTCGGCTTTCTTCTGTTGCGATGCCTGCCTTGGGTATTTTTTGCCAAATGGTATTGACGGCGGACAGCTGATTGACAGTGAGTGTGATTTTGATTGTTGGAGTCATTATGGTTTTGGTATTTCATTCAACTTATTGTACACTGGGATGTCAAGTTCCTTTGCGAGCTGTAGCTCTAGCTTGGCTCCTTTGCTGTCTTTGCTGCAAGGCAAGGTATATACCGCATCGGCGGTCATTAGCGCGGCGATACAGAGCTTCATAGCAGCTTGCCACGTGGTTTTCCAGTTATTAACTACAGCCAACGGATTGATGGCTTCATGCCCTTGTTTTTTAATGGCGATGTGGGCAGTGCCAAACTTGTGAGTGCACTCTACAAGTGACGTGCCTGTGACTTTTCCTGCGATATATACTTTCATGATTCTGCTGTTTTGGTTTTCACAATAAGTCCGTTGTAGGGCTCCCAGTGGTCTTTGACCCAAATGTTGATGGGCTTGCCTACGGCTAATTTTTTGACCTCAACCATTCGACCGATCCAAATGCTGACTTGAAGATTGGCGTGTAATATTTCGCCGTCTTTGTCGATCCATATTTGCAGCAGATCCTGTCCTTTGTCTTCAAAAGTGATTTGATAGGCTGTGGTCGCTTTGAGCCATTTTTTAAACTGAAAAAGCGTGTTAAACGTTAAGTATTTGTGTTTTGATTTCATAGGTGTGTGCTTAGAATTTAACATTTTGGACAGCTGGTGGTGGTTGGGCTGTGGCAGCTGTAACATTTTGGACACTGCCAGCCTTTTGGTGGTGGGCAGTGGCAATATTTTTGATGGGAAATAGTTACCGAGCTGCTTATAATTCCTGTGCAAACTTGGCAGTATGTTATTGTGATCATGTTTCGTGGGTTATATTAATTACTCGTTGGCAGTGGGTACAAACGGCTGCCACCGTTTCGACGGTGCAGGAAGTGCTTAACACGACTGGTCTGGTGGCAGGATGTATGCAAATGACTTTGGTCATGCTTTCTGTTTTAGCAGCACTTGTTCGAGCTGATGGATGGTTACTTGCAGCTGTGTGGGTGATTGCTGCATGAGGGCGATCTTGTGGCGACAGTCTAAGGCAATGAACCGCCCAAGTCGTTCCAAGCTCGGGATCTTTACATCAGCATTTTTTGGGTGTGGCATTGTCCAGCCCAGTTGTCTGCATAATGACAGTAGGTATCTGTGTGCTTTGTTTTTATTGTCAAAAAAGGCGTATTTGTAATATTTCATTTTTCGGAATTTAAAAGGTGGTGTTTGATGCTTGATAAAAAGTTTAAGTTTGCCTTGGCTCCGCGCTTACCACTGTTGGTTCTAGCACGTTTTAACTTGAGTTCAAAGTCTTCAATTATTTCATCAAGACGATCGATTAGCTGTTTTTTAGGCATTACGTTTATTGGATCCATGTTTTTAGCTATTAAAAATAAGGTGAGAAAAAACGACTGTAAATAGGATCACTTCTGCCCAAAAAACAGCGTTTTTGAGGGCGGGTTGGCTAGATAGCAGTTTTGCGATTCCGAGCATTAAAACGGCTGCGAATGCCATCCATAGTCCGCCGATTGGCCACCACGACAATAGTGCGGCGATGGCTGTGAAACCATAATGTAAATACACCGATAAAGACGGTCGGTGTTCATAGTTGGGTGCGGCGGTTCCAAGGATCAATGCCGCAGCTGCAGCTTGCAAAAATGGATCCGATTGAGTGAAAATGATTGCCAACGCCAGCATGGGCATTGCCATGGTGTATGTGTACTTTGTTTTGGCGTTGTAATACAGCGCGCTGTAGCTTTTAGGCACTCCAACATAGGCGACAGCCCATAGGGTAAATAAGACGAATAAAAGGATAGTGATTGTGATTGTGATCATGATTTTAAATTTTAAAGGTTTTAGTTTCCATAGGCGCATCGGTGTCGATGACCTCTTTTATGTAACGTTCAAAAGCGGCGGTTTCAAAAGCTGTTAATTCTGAAACGGCGATCCACTTGTCGTCCATGTCTTTGTAGACTACTTTTCTGTTTACCATTATGGACGTGCTGGTGATTGGTTTTACAACTATTTTAGGCATCGATTTTGATTTCAATTAGTAGCGAAATGATTAAAACCCAAAAGGACACCACCATGGTTCCATCAATAGTTAATTGATGTTCGGGCTTAACAAACCACCGCCCAATGCTGCATAATGAGCAAATTATAAATGCGATGAAAGTGATGCTTTTTATAAGTGATTTCATAGGTGTGTGTGTTTTTGCCGATCGTAACATTCAATCATTGCCACTGCCACTGCAGCAACTTGTATCAGCTCTTTTCGGTAGTCGTCTGTTTTATTGGTGATATAATTAAAATGCGTTTCTAGTGCGGCTTTTTGAACCTCGCCGACTTCCTCGCCGAGTATGGCACACCACTCAATTTGGCTGTGATTTTGAACGCCCCACTTTATGTCCTGGGTGGTGCGTTCTTTTTTGATTTCATTAAATATAGTGTTCATAAGGATACAAAGTTGAGCTCTACATGTTTGTAACTGCCATCGGGCTGGCGTTCCGATACCTTAAAATATGTTTTGGTGTACGGGTGGCGGATGGATTGTTCGAGCAAGGTGACAGCTTCGACAAAAGCAGGGATGTTTATTTTGCTTTTGTAACGGATCAAGTCCATGATTTTTTTGGTGTCCAGCTTATTGCTGCGGGTGGTTTCAAATGCACTGGACACCATTTCTTTGACGTAGGTATTGGTCGCAGTGATGTGTGCTGCCAAAAATTCATCGAATTTGGCTTTGGCAGCCGTGACACCCAAGTCGTCAAATACAATGGGTTCATTGACGTTGACCTCTACTTTGATGCTGCGATCAAAGTTGTACATGGTGAAGTTTCCTTTGCGCGCCTTGACGTCTTTGTCGGTCATAAAGGCGATGTACGCCTCTGTGGTTAGTTTTGCGGTCAGCTCTTTTAATTTGGCAAGCCGATCGTTGGCTGCTTTGGCATCTTTGAGGATGCGGGCGGTGCTGCGCTCAAATAGGCGTTCGGTTTTGGTGGTGCGGCTGTAAGGGATTGAAACTCCCGACTCGTCTGTCCACATTTTTGCTGATGATTTTTGTGTCATAATTGTTATTTTTGAGTGATTATTTAAAATTGTCTAGTATCGGATTTTGGGGCGTTTCCATTGTTTTTCTTTAATTAGTTTTAGAATGCTTTGCACCTTGTCTTCTAGGTGTTTTGGGATGGTGTAGTTTGGGGTGGACTGCCCTTCCAGCACTCTGAACCATTGTGCGACCTCTTGATTGCAGGCAATGCCTTGTCCAAAGCTCATAACTTTCATTTGGTCGCGGGAGTAGGCGATGGCGTCGCGGAGTTGATCAATCCTATTGAGGATGTTTATTGTTAGTGTTTGAGGGTCTGATTTCATGAATTAATTGTTAAAATAGGTGTATTCTAAAGGCGTTTTTGGTTGTATGGTCTTGCGCGCTTTGCGCTTTATTTCTGCCATAATGGGCTTTGGATAGGTGAATATGGTCGTGGTTAAATCGTCGTACAATGCCCGTAAGTGGTTGGTGTTTAGATGTGAGTTTCTGGCGACCGTTTTAACAAAAAGCGTTTCGCGGCTGTTGTATTCTCGGGTGAACCAGTTGATGAGGCGTTGATCCAACAGCATTGCTTGTAAGTGCATGGGCGAGTGCTGCTGCATCATGCACCAGTTGATAAACAGGTCTTCAAACAGCTTGTCGTATTCCGCTGTGGTGTATTTCAATATGTGGCATATTTGATTCATCATTCCTTAATTTTAGAGCCGTGGTATAGGGCTGCTTTGTTTTCATCAATGGTTAGCGTGCCGCCTTTACAGCGACCCGACACAAAGCAGGCAAGCCCTTCGACTCTTATTATTATTTTTGCTAATTTTTTGACGAGCTTGGCAGCTGCGGTATAGGGTTCGTTTCGCTCCTCATGGGCAATAAATATGAATAGCTTATCAGAATGCTTTTGCAGGAGATTTCGGAGTGTTTTCGATCTAAGTTCGTCCACATAAATGGTCATATTATCAACAAAAACAACTTTAGCAGATCTGCGCTTGGATAACTTGATCGACAGTTCATCGACAGGGGTGTATTCGACAAAATGCAAACGGCGGTTGTTGGGATTGATCTGCGCGCGGTGGCAGGCATCGACAAATGTTTTGCCCATGCCTTCCTCTGCAGAAACGTACAGCACCGAAGTGAAGCTGCTTATGTATTCAGCGAGTAGAAGTGAAAACCATGTTTTTCCGTTTTTTTCGGCACCATACACCAGCCATGCGCCGTTGGTTTCGGGCTGTCCGATAGTGTCCGCCCATACACCTTCAAAATCAAAGGTTTTGAATTTTTTATCATAAAGGTTCTTGACTGTCCTATTGCGCATCCTTTTTAGTTTGAAGTTGAACAATCATTTTTAAGTAACGGAGGGTGCTTTTTTTCGTCATCACTTTTTTGACGATAGGGTTAAGCTTCTTTTTGTCTGTTATATTGACATCCGCAACGTCCGTGATCAGCTTTTTGATGAAGTCTTGGCGATTTTCTTTACCAGTTGGCGTGATGTGGATGTATTCGTCTAAAAAGCGGCTAAAAATGGCTTTGTAGCCTACTTTTTTGGAGTGAATGCCGTGAGTGATCTTGGACTGCAAAGAGTCGTCACCCATCATGTACCATGCGCACTTGTTTTCGGTGGCATTCCACAGCTCTTGCATTTCGAGAAATGATGCGTAGTCCAAATAGCCTGCATCGTCCAGTACGATCAGCGGCTGGTCTAGTATATTGGTTAGGTAGTACTTTAAGTTGTTTTTGACATCAACGTAGCGACCTTTGTCGTCCATGCCTATGCAGCGGGCGATTAATCGTATGAATTGGATCCGTGTTTTACCTTGACTGCAGTCCACGTAAAATGCGTTTTTCATGCCGTGCAAAATGTGTCGGGCGGAATAGCTTTTGCCGATACCACACTCATCAATGAGGATCATGGACTTGGAATATTCTTTGCAAAAATTTAGATTTTTTTCGAGCTGGTTATACACCGCCGTGCGGGCGGGCTTCCAATTGTCCACCTTAGTATTTAGTTTCATTTGCCGTGCCAAGCTGATCCACATGCTGTCAAAGTCCAAGTCTTCAATATCATTGGTTAGGATCCGCTGCAGGGCAGCGATATTGATATTGAGGGAGTCAGCAAATTGAGCTGTTGAACCGACGTAATTTTTACGGGCTTCTTGTACTGCGATGGCGACTGTTTTGCGAAATTCAAGGTTTAATTTTTCCATATATATTAGATTTTAAAGGCATCGTCCCAGCTGTTGCCAGTTGGTTCGGTTGTTGGTTCGTGTTCTGTGAGTTCGGGCAATGCCTCGGCAGCTGTTGGCTGCGGTTGGTAGTTTTCGAGTCCCTTAATCACAAATTTGTTATTGAGCTGTGGGCGTCGGTGATCGATGACGCTGACGTGCTGTACGTTGTTTTTTTGCGACTTCATATAGCCATCAATTGTGGCGACATAGCGTGTCATGAGCAGACGGGCTTCCTCATGGGCTGGGGTGCGTTCTATTTTGGCACGTGGATATACAGGCTTGGCGATGGCTTCGCAGATGTAGCGTCCGTCGATGTATATGAGTGCGACAAAGACATTGCCATGGTTGTCGTCCATCCAGTGTATATCTATTTTGGTACCTTCAACAAGTTGCATCAGTCGGATTAGCTCCTGTCCTGTGGCTATTTGCCCCCGATCGCCTAGCAGCCACTCTTGACTTTGTAGTTTAACAGTGCCTGCATTGCAACTCGTTGATGTTTGGTACCCTATATATGGTAGAAATGCTTTGTAGTTGGTTGGTCTTAAATTTGGATTTTGCGTGTCCATAAAGACTTCCCAGCGTGTTTTCCCTTTGATTTTGCTGTGTTCACTGTTATTCCATGCCATGATGTCAAGCAGACATTCTTTGGTCAATGTGTCGTAAGGAATGATCGTTTTTTGAACGTTAGACAGTTGGTTTGGCTCTGACTTGGCAAATGGTCGGGCGAGCCATCCATCGCGCTTTTTTTCATATTGATAGCGAAGTGGTTTAAAATAGGCTTCTATACGCTTGCCACGGGCGTTGTTGGCTTCGATCCGTACATTTTCAAACATACAGCCCTGCTGCAAAAATGTGTCTTTAAAACTGCGGTTCAATGAGGCTTCACATTCTAGCCCTGCAGGCAGCTGGACGCCCCATTCGTGGTAGTTTCTTATCAATTGGCGGTAAAAATCAACAATAATACCTTCCTTTGTTTTTCCGTGTACCCAGCAGGTAAACGCTTCGGAACCTGTATCGATGGCGTTGTAGAACCACATGCGCTTGCCTTTTTGGTATTCAAATGGTGGCTGGCGGTCATCAATTGAGATTAAGGATCCCGCATATTTGGCTTGTTGGAGTGAGTGGTAAGGCTTGAAACGTTGTATCAACTGCTGGCGGTTGCCATTTCGGATCGGATGCGTGGCGGTGGTGGAGTTCCAGCTGCTTAGGTAGTTAGTTACCGATGCCGTTGATAGCTCCTTAAATTGTTTGGGGTTGTAGATTTCGCCTGTGGTTTCGTTAATGACGTCTAAATAGCCGCCTAAAAAGGCGTCGTATTGGTTTGATACTTCGGTTGGTGATGGCTTGTACTGTTGGCGGGCAAATAGTGCGTTTAGCAGCTCGACAGTGGTTTCATCTAATTTTAAAGCGTTGGTTTTGCGCTTGCCTTTGGGATCCTTAATTAAACTATAATAGCCACCACTAGCAAAATTGTTCAGCTTGGATCTGAACCGCGCAGATGTGGGGATGTTGTGCTGGACGCCATATTTTTTGACAAGAATTTCATTAAAGGAAATGAGGTCGTCAATGAGGGACTGTGTCATGCCACGTGAATTGCCACCTTTTGCGATGCGTTCATTTTTGCGAGCCGCAGCCAACGCCATTAATGCTTTTAATACCGATGCATTGGTGATGTACTGTTCTTGAGTGTTTGGTGGTAGGTAGCTGCCGTCGGGATATTGGAAATTTGTAAAATAGTCAACTGCTTTTGGATCGGTGCTGTAGTAAGGTTCCAACACGTGGTCTATTTTGCGCGGATCTCCAAGTGCGACCTGTATGTGTTTTGGTAGGCTTTCAAATGCAATGAGCATTTGCCTGCCGTTGCCACCTAGTCGAACGCGCTGGACGCCGTAAGTCTTGTTTTTATAGCGTTGTATCGTTTGTTTTAAAGCGCTTTCCGACCAGTGTGCAGGAGTCAGCTCGCTTTTCGTTACCACCATGATGTCGTTCCATATATGTGGCATCAGCAGTCGTTTTGGTTGATTATTTCACTAACAGCTTTGTCCGACTCCGTTTCTGCCTGCTTTTTACGGGCTGCATTAAGTTTGTCTAACGTGGCACCAATGCGTTGGTCTTGGACTGTGCCGCGAACATAGTCGCGGACTTTTTGATAACTGCAACCAAGTTCGTTTGATACTTTTTTTAAGTCTCCCCGAAGCAGATAGGGGTATTCTCTATTTGCTTTTTTTTGTGTAGTTTTGTGGTCTGAACTCAT